TGATATTTGCGACGTTGATTGCCTGGGCCATTTATTTCGCTCCTAATCCAAACATCGCTTTTACCTGTCCTGCTATTTGCGTCGATGCTTTAGCGGCTTGCTTCAGCATCGTTTTTGCGCTCCGTTTTGGCCGTCTGTAGCGACTCGGCATGAAGTCGGCTACCTCCGGCATATCCTGCCCTGCCCTAGCGTATAGAGGCAAGTTGATTGCGTGTACGATGGACGCGGTTTGCTCCCACTCTTCGCCTATCGGCTCGATTGAGTCAAACGCAATCCACTGATTTAACGCTCCCGACGGTAGGCTCTTCATCCATTCCATCGGGTCAACAATCCCCCAACGCAACGCAAGCCGAAAAGCGATTGTCAGCCTTCGGTTGCGTCTTATTTTTTTGCTAGTGCTTCGATCTCGCCAGCGTCGTAGTCAGAGAGCTTCAAGGCTTGCTCGTACAACTTGCCGACCGTCAGTCTCGGTAGTTGCTTGAGCGTGTCGGAGTCTTTTACGATCCGTTCGCCGTCAGCCCCTACCAAGCAATACGACACAAGCAATCTTCGATGCTTCGCAAAATCGAACTTATCGCCCGACTGCATTGAGACTTCCATATCCGCCGCGTCAGACTCGCACAACTCCCGAAGTGTAAACACTTCTGATCCGATGCGAACCTCAATCGTGCGAAGTGGACGCGATGCCGCTGCAAGGAATCGATCTAGTTCACTCATCGTCGCCATCCTCCTCGATGATCCGCTTTGCCTCTTCGACAAACTGCCGAGAAAACTGCTCAGGCGGTAACACCTTGACAGGATGCCCTAACGCCGCTTCCGCTTGTAGTTCAAGCGATGCAATCGCGTCAGCGTTCAATTCGTCATGCGGGAAGTGGAACAACGCTTGCAACTGCGATTCCTTGCCGTGTGGCAAGTAGCCAACTAGCACTCCATCGAATAGCACCTGAAACTGTGCCAACGGAACATCGATTCCGTCGGCTCTCGTACCAAATTGCTGCTTTAAAGCAAACATGAAAACCTCTTACTAAGCGACTGTGTAAGTCAAAGTTGTTGCACCGTCAAACTGCAGGGTGTAACTGCCCTTCATGATAACGCCCTTCTCGCACGAAGGGAATTTCACGTTCTTAACGAACGCCGTGCCCTGGACGCTTCCGGCTCCTGGAAAAGTAAGCGTTACGGAGATTCCCGCGTACGGCTCCGAGGATGGAATCATCGCAGTAGTGATCGGCACCGCAGCACCGAGCCAATTAAACTCGACTTCGATCTCTGGATTCTTTCGCAAATCGCTTGGTCGCAATTGCTCATAGAGCGTGGTGCCCAAGTGCGTAATATCCAGAGCATCAACGGAAATGTTGAAATCTCCGATCCTGGTGATCTGAGTTGTCACCAAACCAGTCCCCGAGATGGTTGCCCCCAACCCGGTATCTGCAACGGTCAAAGCTGCCATGTTTAAGGCTCCTTGTAATGCACCAAGAGGTCGAAACTAACCAAATACCGATGCTCTTGGTTGCCATCGGTTGGAGGATCTTGCATGTACTCATCGCCGCTGTCGAAGTCGATGCCGCAGAAGGTATATCCATCGACAACACCGCGAAACGAATCAATTCCAGTCTCTCTAATCGCTCGGCTGATTGCACTCGCCGCCGTGCGAGTCAATGCGAAGCATTCGAGCGTTATGCGTGCGTGTGCGGATTTACCTAACCCGCTTACCATGTGATCGCGTTGCGTTGATATTACGTAGTAGATGACTGCTGGCATCGTCGCTTTTTGAACCAATACGTCTGGGTACATACGTTGCCCTATAAGCGTTGACACGCTTGCGTAGGACAGTAGTTTTGTACGCAACGCTTCGCCAATCGCTGACATTACAGTTCCCCGCTGATGATGCCGATGGTTCTTGCCGCCGCTTCGCTCGATCCGCTGACAATGCGAATTACCTTTACACCCTCGAATGCGTCTGGATTTAAGGCGATGTATCTACTAGCCCCTACGTTAACGCTGTACTGCGTCCCTTCGTTGTAGAGGTTGTAGAAGTTCGTTCCCTGATCGGCGGATGCCTGAAACGTAAACGCCGTGCCCGTTAACGCCGATGGGGTGACAATCGCAAGTGGAACTCGCCCGCCTTGCATCGTCAATGCTGTTGAGGTCGTACCGCTCGATGCGATAGTTACGGTATCTGTGAGTGTGATGTTTTTAGCCATTTAATCGCCTTTGCTTGATCGCCTTGTTCTTTTTCCCATAGCCTGGATCTCGACGTCGAGTGCTTTTAGTTGCTTTTGGAGTTCGGCAATAAAGGCGAGTTCAGCCGAGGACATGTTAGCGTAGAAGTGCTTTACCGCTCCTCGTTCGCTCATCGGATAACTTGCTGTTTGCGGTCGCGTATTTACGGTTGCATAGTATTGATTACCACGCCGCGAAGTCCTTAGTACTTGCTGCCCTGGTTGACCCCATAAGTAGCGAGTGTACGAAGTGCCTTTTTTGTACGGTGCTAGGAACTGCTGCTTATTGCCCTTCCAATGCTTTGCTCCCCAATAAATTGCAAGTCCGTTTCGCGTCACCTTCGATCCAACGTAATCGCGGGAATCAATCCCAGCCCACTTTGGATCATTAGCGTATTTTTTGCTCCAACGCTTTCGGCTTCCGCTTTGCCTCGATGACGCGAAATGTGATGAGCGATTGCCAAGTGCCTTTCCGTATGATTTAAGGCACTCCATAAAAGGCCCCTTGCGGAGCTTCAGCGGAATCGCACTGATCGCCTTAATCATGTCGTAATTGATGTCTACTTCACTGCCCATTACATCACCACCGAGCAAATGAGGTCGATATATCGTCGCAAACCATCCACTGGGTTAATGTGCGTTATGCCGTAGTTCTCGCCGTCGTAAACGACTTGCATTTGCGTATTGTATCCGCTTCGATACCTGACGCGAAAAACTGCCCGTGTTCCCGCTTCGAGTTGCCTTCCTCGCATCGACTCAGTACCGCCAGTTGGGTAGTATTCGCAAGGCTCGCCAACGACGTAATTAGACCACGACACAACCGGCTGACCGGATGCGTCTTGCGTCTCAACCTTTTGTTGGATTGTGCATCGCTGGCGAAGTCGGCCGACGCGCAGGTCTCTGGGTCTTCCGCTCATGGGTAACTACTCCGCATGTAACGGCGAACCAACATCTCGTACGGTCGCATCGTTTGCAACGCTTCGGACATAAGCATGTCGCGGTTTTCAAAGTAATGAGCCACCAGCAACTTAACAGCCGCCTTCGCTGCCTCTGGTACGCTCTGCCCGTCTTGCGAATAGCCGCACTTGTATTGGATCGTCCAAGCGTCCCAACGCGATGCGGTCGCTGGTAGGCTTACTTGGTACGCAAGCCTAAATTGATCGACGTGCAATTGGTAAAGACTGCTCGATAGCGTCTGTAATGCGTTGTTGCCATCGTAATATTGTATCGATGTGATCGAGTGGATCGGTGATCGCAATAACGTAAAGCCATCAAATAGCGAACCTACCCGCAATCGAAGTGTTTGGTAGCAAGTGACCGTATCGGTATCATGCTCCCACTGCTCCCTAGCCGCCTGGATCAAAGCAGATAGGTGAACATCGTGCGTAGTGTCGCTACTTGCTATTTCGAGTTGTTTTTTTGCTTCGCTGAGTGTCACCGGCTCGGTTGTCGGCCCTGTCACTAGCTCTGGTATCAATCGCATGTGCGAGTCCTCTAGCAATCATCAACTCTGCCTGCCCGATAGGCACTGCTACCAACCGATAACCGGCTGGTAGCCCTTGCCAATAGTGATTTAGGATCAAGTCCATCAGACTAGACCACTCGGCAAACGTCACCGTCAGCCGCACCCGTTGAGGTCGTCGGTGCAATCTTGCCACGGGACAAAACCGCTACCGCTGCGATGTAGCCACCGCTGGTTCCATCGCCAAAGGTTGCGACAACCTTCAAGAATGGCTCCTTCCCTCGCAAGTCTACTTGGAAAACGCACGTCTGCCCGTCATCGGTTGCACTCGGAAGAGCGAGCGTTGCACCTCCAAGACCGCTGCCACCTGCAAAGGTTGCCCCGGTGATGTCGGCATAACTTCCGCCGCTTGTCGATGAGGCTTGCAACTTCAACGCGGTCATCGCAATATCGGTCGCACCGAGTTGCACGATGATCGTTGCGTAGTCGTAACCTCTCGTATCAACAACATCAGCCGTAGCCGTGTTATTGTCGATCAGCGCACCGGGCTTGATCGCGGTGACAAACTTGCATTGCTGTAGTGGATTCATAACATCAGTCCCTTTCGTTTGGTTGGTTCAGTAATTACGCTGCGGCCTTGACTTGTACAATTGGCCCTGCGTTGCTTGCATCGCCGATTTCGTGGACGTTGTAGTCCCAGCGAGTGATCGAACGGAAAGCGGTCTGGTCAAACTCCATGTAGCGGGAAGAGTCAGCAACAACGCTCACGCCGCGACGAAGTCCCAAGGTCGATGCCATCGACAAATCACCGATGTAGGCCAGTTTGGTTCCACCGCTGATCGTGCTAGGCATGACTTGCGTGAACTGGACTGGATAGCCCATGAATTGCAACACTGGCCCGCTTCCAAGGTCAACGTAGTTGTTGCCACCGGCTGCGAGTTGAAGCCTTGCGAGCACGTTCCAGAAAACCGCCTTGTGACAGAACCAAACCGGATTCATTCCGGCAAATTCAGGCAACTTGCCGACCGCTTCTTGGAAGACTGCAATAGTCAATCCTGCGGCAGTGTTTTGGCCTGCTGCTGCGGTTGCAACCGAACCCGCTGCGAGTACGTTTGCAAGTCCATTGATGCCGCCGTAGGTAGTCGAACCGTCACCCAAGAATGCGGCTTGATCCAACTTGAGGGCATGGGCCTGAGCCATCTCCATCGCCAAGTAATCAGCGATGGCAATAACCGCGTCTTCGTTGAGTTCGTTGCTGACGCGGGTCAGCGTAGCCCACTTATGAGCGGTCAGCGAGACTTGACCCAAAGATGGATCGCTAGCGGTGATCTCGCCCGCTTCGCCGACTGCATAGGCGGTAAGACCGCTGACGCGTCGAGGGATGGTAACGGTATCGCTTCCCATTGGGTAAGTACGGGCGTAACGCGAAGTGACGCCGTAGGTTTCCATCAAGGAAATCACCGACGTTTCAAACTCAGGCGGGACAAGCACACCACCTCGCAAGTCGTCGTTTTCACCCATTGCATTCAGGACGCCGTTATCGCGGCACCATTGACGGGCTTGCGAGTTGCCGTTCAAGGCTCGGAAGAATTGACCGGCCTTAAAAGCATCGCGTTCAGCATCTGGCCCCTTGAACGCCTTGAGCTTTCCGGTTGCCCGTGCGGTTGCTGGAATGCGGAAACTGGACGCTTCAACGCTTCGAGT